TCCAGAGGAATGATTTAATATGACAGCGTGGTCCTACAGCAGCATTAAGACCTTCGAGCAATGCCCGAAGAAATACTTTCACCTCAAGGTGGTGAAGGACGTCAAGGATGAGGCTGGACCCGCTGCGCAATATGGGACCGATTTCCACGAAGCTGCCGAGTTGTTTATCAAGGATGGCACACCGATCCCACCTAAGTTCAAACAGTATGCTAGCGTAGTGGAAGCGCTAGCAAACTTCCCCGGTGAGAAGCATACCGAGCTTAAGCTGGGTGTCCGCAAGACGGATACTGGCTACGAACCATGCGGCTTCTTCGACAAGGACGTGTGGTGGCGTGGCATCGTGGACTTGCTGATTATCAACGGCGAGACTGCCCACATGATTGACTACAAGACCGGAAAGAACGCCAAGTATGCCGACATGAAGCAGCTTGACCTCATGGCGGGTGCCATATTCGTGCACTACCCCCAAGTGAAGAAAATCAAGTCAGGCTTGGCGTTTGTGGTCAGCAACGAGTTCCCTAAAAAGAATCACGTTACACAGCAGCGTGATGAATACCTGTCCGTGTTCGACAAGCAGCTAGACCAGCTTGAAGCAGCGATGGACAACGGCGTCTGGAACCCGAAGTCTGGGCCTTTATGTGGGTGGTGTCCTGTGGTAAAGTGCGAACATCATCGCCCACGGAGGTAATCATGCCCTACAAGAACAAAGCCGACCGCAAGTACGAGAACGCTACCAAGTACGAAGCTAGCCCTGAGCAGAAGAAGAACCGTGCTGCGCGCAACGCTGCTCGTGCCAAGCTCATGAAGGAAGGCAAAGTGCATAAGGGTGACGGTAAAGATGTCGCTCACGTGAAAGCCTTCGACAAAGGCGGCACCAACAAGGATGGCGTACGGGTAGTTAGCAAATCTGCTAACCGCTCCTTCAAGAGAGACAGCAAGCGCAACCTTGTATCCGAGGTTAGCAAGCGGGAGCGAAAGAAGCGTGGAGATAGTTGAGAACAAAGCGCTGCTCATTGAGACAGCGGAACCCAACCTGATTACCGATAGCATAAAAAAGAGCGCGGTAGTTTCAACCAACGGGAGCAAATACAAAGTGCTAGTTAGATGGGGGCTAGAGGAAGCCCAGACCCTTGCCACGCTTGAGCATAAGGGCATACCCTCACCGATATTGCGGGATTACGCATGGACTGGGAAGCTCACTCCGTTTGAGCACCAGAAAACAACAGCGTCCTTCTTGACACTATACGACCGCGCCTTCTGCTTCAACGAGCAGGGTACAGGTAAGACAGCGTCAGTCATCTGGGCAGCAGACTATCTGATGAAGCGCAACGAGATTAAGCGTGTGTTGGTGCTGTGCCCCCTGTCGATTATGAAGTCAGCATGGCAGCAGGACTTGTTCAAGTTCGCTATGCACCGCTCGTGCGGCGTGGCCCATGGTGACGCTAAGACCCGCAAGAAAGTTGTCGCCGCTGGCGCAGAGTTCGTCATCGTTAACTTTGATGGGCTGGCTATCATCAAGGATGACATCATAGATGGCGGGTTCGACCTTATCGTGGTGGACGAAGCGAACGCATATAAGAATGTGCAAACCAACCGCTGGAAGATACTGAACGAGATTGTCAAGGCAACTACACCCCGACTGTGGATGCTTACTGGTACGCCAGCAGCACAATCACCGTTAGACGCCTACGGGCTGGCCAAGCTAGTTAACCCGCGCAACTGCCCCAACTACTACAGCCACTTCCGTGCCGAGACGATGTATCCGGTGACGAAGTTCAAGTGGGCACCTAAACCCGGGTCCGATACTTATGTGCATAAGATGCTACAGCCAGCCATTCGGTTCGAGAAGAAAGACTGCCTCGACCTGCCGGATGTAACTTATCTGGACCGTGAAGCACCGCTCACCGTGCAGCAAGCCAAGTACTACAAGCAGCTTAAGACCGAGATGCTGCTTGAGGCAGCGGGTGAAGAGGTTAGCGCGGTGAACGCAGCGGTCAAGATCAACAAGCTACTCCAGATAAGCGGAGGTGCGGTGTATTCGGACACTGGCGAGGTCGTAGAGTTCGATGTGTCTACCCGCCTGAACGCTGTGTTGGAAGTCATAGCCGAGGCTACGAGCAAGGTGCTGGTCTTTGTGCCGTTCACGCACACTATCGAGCTACTACGGGCCAAGCTGGAGAAGGAAGGCATCACATGCGATGTCATCAACGGCAAGGTGCCAGTGAATAAGCGCACTGACATCGTCACTGAGTTCCAGACCAAGAAGAACCCTCATGTGCTGCTCATCCAGCCGCAGGCCGCATCGCACGGGCTTACGCTTACGGCAGCAGATACAATCATCTGGTACGCACCAGTGACATCGGTGGAAACCTATCTACAGGCAAACGCCCGTATCAATCGACCCGGGCAGAAAAACGCTATGACTATTGTGCACATACGAGGTAGTGAGGTCGAGGGGAGGCTATACTCGATGCTGCGCGGCAACATCAACAATCACGAGCGTATCATAGATTTATACAGACAAATTACGGAGGAATGAAATGACTGGGAATACAATGTTTGAGCGCCCACCGGTATACAAGTTTAAGGTAGGCGACCGTGTTGAGATACAAGATCACCTGCACCTAAGAGCCACTGGTTGCACAAAAGGGGCGTACGACATAACCTACCCTGAGGGTTTTACGGTAGTGGATAGGGCTTCATACAACACACACAACCATGACTACCAATGCAAGCCCTTCGTTGAAACGCCTCATTCTAGGACGATGTTTATCGAAGAAAAATATCTTAAAGAGCTTGACACTGTATAGTAAAAGGTTCATAGCAGAGAACCAACCATAAGGAGCAAACCATGGAAGAAGAAGTAATACCAGCTGATAAGCTGGTAGCAGTTTACCGTCGCATACGTTCAGCTATCGAAGACCTCGAAACAGAACATGCAAAAGAGATTGGGGTCCTCAAGGAAAAGCTTGAGATGGTATCCGACAAGCTGCTCAAGATATGCAATGACCAGAACCTAGACAGCCTCCGCACTGCGGAAGGCACCGTGACCCGTAGGGTTAAGTCCCGCTACTGGACCACGGACTGGGCCACCATGTACAATTTCATCAAGGAACACGACGCCCCGTTTCTCTTAGAGCAGCGTATCCATAACGGGAATATGAAGCAGTTCCTCGAAGAAAACCCCGAACAGCATCCTGCTGGATTACAGATTGATAGCAAGTACGCTATCACTGTGCGTAAACCGACTAACAAGTGAGAGACACCATGAGCAATATTACTATTTTCGAAGACCAAAGCAGTATGCCAACCGTCAAACGCGAGTCGCGGCTTGCGGATAAGATCGGTTCTGGCACCAGCCTACGCCGCATTGCCACCAACACCAACGGCACCTTCAAGCGTGTCGTCAATGGTGAGCAGATTGGTAAGGCCGCCCCACACGAGATTAACGTCATCGTCGTTGACATGCTCAAGGATGTATCCCGCGAGTACTACGCATCTGATTACGACCCAGATGGTAAAGCCTCGTTGCCTGATTGTTGGTCCGCTGATGGCCGCACTCCAGATGCCAAGGCTCCTAACCGGCAGGGTTCAGGCTGCGCCTCATGCCCTATGAACATTGATGGTTCTGGCAACAAGGGACGCGGTAAAGCTTGCCGCTTCAAGCGCCGCATCGCGGTGTTGGTTGAGGGTGACCCAACTGGTGACATCTACCAGATGAGCTTTGCTGCTAAGTCGCTATTCGGTAAGGGTGTCGGCAACGAGCATCCGTTCGAGAGCTACTGCAACTACCTCAAGGCCAACGGCGAAGCACCGGACACGGTGGTGACCAAGGTTATGTATGACCTCGACGCTGACACGCTGACCCTTAAGTTCAAAGCAGTGCGCCACCTGACGCAAGATGAGTCCGACCTAGTTGATGCTGCCTTTGCCAGCGGTGAAGCCCAGCGTTACATTCGACTTACCACTTCCGAAGTTGATGGAGCCAAGGCACAGCCAGTAAAGGCTATCGAAGCCCCTAAAGCTACGTTGTTCGACGAACCAGAAGAGGAAGAAGCACCAGAGCCAGTCAAGCGCGCTGTGAAAAAACCTGTCGTTGTCGATGCTCCCGCAGAGGATAAGGACCTCTCGGACTTGCTCGGCGAATGGGCGGAGGACTGAGCCATGTCGCAGGGCTACACAATCAAAGTAGCTGACGCGATCAGGAACGCTGACGGTAACTTACTAGGGGTAAAGCTCGGGCGCATTTGCCTGAACCGGGACATCTCGGTTCAGGAGGCCGCTCGTACTCTAGGGGTTACCCGTCAGACGGTATACCAGTGGTTCTGCGGAGAGACTAACCCACATGCGGAGCATCTTGATATGATGCTGAAGTGGATGGACGACCTCGGCGAGACCACTGAGTCTTGATTTTCAGCGAGAGATATCAACCGGCAGGCATTGCCTGCGATAGTGGACTATACCATGAATCACGTAGACCTTTTGAGTATCGTGCAGCCAGCTGATGGTTGGTTTGCCGTACTCGGTATCAAGGGTGAGCGTGACGTAAGACAGAAACTTGTAGCAACTAGGGAAGAGGTAGACACCCTTGCAGAGAAGTATGTTGCGGAAGGTCGCAACGTATTCTTCGGTGTCGCCAAGTATGAGACGGACCAGAACAGGCAGAAGGAGAACGTCAAAGCTCTCCGGTCGTTCTGGGTGGATATTGATTGCGGTGATACAAAAGCCATAGTCAATCAGAAGACGGGGAGGCCAGACGGTTACATCGACCAAGACGCAGGGTTAGCCGCACTTCGGCAGTTCTGCAAAACGGTTGGGTTGCCGACACCCCTCATCGTTAATTCAGGACGCGGTATACACGCGTACTGGCCACTAACCCAAGACATAACCCGCCAAGAGTGGGAACCAGTAGCAAACAGACTTTCCGCACTATGCGTTACGCACAACTTTTATGTAGACCCAGCAGTGTTCGAGGTAGCGCGTATCCTGCGTATACCGGGCACATTCAACTTTAAGGATGACCCACCCAAGCAGGTGACGGTGATTTCTGACGCTGCTCCGGTAGAGTTCGAAGAGTTCCGTACGGCTCTTGGGGTTGAAGCCCTGCGTGAAATGGTTGTGCCTGAACGGCGCAAGAGCAACATCGCCGAGAAGCTACAGGATAATAACGTATCCCGTTTCTCCAAGATAATGCGGCGTAGCGCGAAGGGCGACGGTTGTCAGCAGTTGCTATCTGCCTATGAGGAGCGAGCTTCGCTATCGGAAGTCCGGTGGTTCGACGCGTTGTCGATTGCCAAGTTCTGTGTGGATAGGGACACTGCAATCCAGAAGATGTCCCACGGGCATCCGGATTACGACCCAGTTCGGGCGTTGGAGAAGACCAAGCACATCACGGGGCCACATAACTGTGCGACCTTTGAGCGCAATAATCCCGGGGGCTGTTATGGCTGTCCCTACTTGGGTAAGGTTAAGAACCCCATCGTGCTCGGTAGGGAAGTGGCAGAGACCGAGACAGAGGACGGAAACTATGTCGTCCCTGACGTAGGTGAAGACGATGTGCCCATCGACTACCGTATACCTGAATACCCGTTCCCATTCACACGGGGCAAGAAGGGCGGCATCTACATAAAGCCCGAAAAAGACGAGGAAGTGGCTACTCTCGTCTATGAGCACGACCTATATCTCGTGAAGACGATGACTGACCCCAAAGAGGGCGACGTCTTAGTCATGCGGCTGCACCTACCCAAAGAAGGTGTGCGTGAGTTCATCATCACGCAGAAACAAGCGGTTGGGGACGGGTCAGAGCTTCGCAAAGTGCTGGCAAGTAAGGGCGTAGCTGCCACCGAAAAACAGTTCAAACAGATCATCTTGTTCATAACCATGTCACTCAAGGCGATACAGTATAAAAGGAAAGCAGAGCTTATGCGTATGCAGTTTGGCTGGGCTGATAACGACACCAAGTTTATCATCGGGGACCGTGAGGTTTGCTTCGACGGTATATTTCATAGTCCACCATCATCAACAACACGTGAGTGGGCTGAACACCTACACACAGCAGGTTCCTATGAGAAATGGCAGGAAGTCATTAACCTGTACGGACGTCCGGGGTTAGAGCCACATGCGTTCGCTGTGCTGACTGCGTTCGGGGCACCGCTCTTCAAGTTTACAGGGCAGTCGGGTGCAATCATAAACGTCATCCACCCTACATCAGGTACGGGTAAGACCACCCTGCTCCACGCAACGAACAGCATATACGGCCACCCCAAGGACCTATGTGCAATCAAGGGGGACACTGCCAACGCTAAGACGCAGCAGCTTGGCGTCTTTAACAACCTGCCGTTCTGCGTGGACGAAATCACCAACATGACAGGGGCAGGGCTGTCAGAGATGTCGTACAACATGAGCCAAGGGCGGGGTAAGAACCGCATGAAGGCGTCGTCCAACGAGCTTCGTATGAACACCACGAGGTGGCAGACGATAAGCCTTTGCTCGTCCAACGCTTCTATCTACGAAAAGCTGGGGCTGCACAAAAGTCACCCGGACGGTGAGATGATGCGTCTACTAGAGTATAAGATAGAACCCACCACCGCTATTCCGACCGACTACGCAAAGCAGATGTTCGACTTCCAACTGCTTGAAAACTACGGTCATGCTGGGCCTATCTACATCCAGTGGGTGATAAACAACCTCGAAGACGTTAAGAATACACTCAAGGTAGTGCAGGAAAAAGTTGACCGTGAATTGAAGCTGACGCAGCGCGAACGCTTCTGGTCTGCAAAGCTGGCGGCTAACCTAACTGGGGGCATGATTGCTCGTCGCCTTAAGATTATCGACTGGGATATGCAGCGCATCTATGCGTGGGCAACGAGCATGGTCCTCGAAACACGGCAGGATGTGGAAGCGCCGCACATCTCCACGATGGCGGTACTGGGCGACTATCTGAACCGGAATATCCACAACATCCTTGTCGTTAACAACGAGGCAGATAGCCGGTCTAACTTGGCACCATCGCCTCTTCACGAACCCAAAGGTGCGCTCTATGCTCGGTTTGAGCCGGATACTAAGCGCCTGTTTGTGGACTATAAGCACTTCCGCGAGGAGTGCATCAAGTCGCAGATAAACTACAAAGAGGTCATCAGGGACTTCAAAAAGTGTGGGGCTTATATCGACACAGGTAACAAGCGTCTATCCAAGGGTATGGCGATGACGACACCGTCCGTATACTGCATCGAGTTCGATACCAGCGTGGGCGACTTCCTTGATATGGGTGCCTTCGTACCGGAGAATGAGGATGCAGATTGAGGGCGTCACCTACGATGTGAACTGGAAAGCCTTCAAGAAAGGCACGGCGATTTTCATCCCGTGCCTAGACCCCAAAGCCGCAAAAGCACAACTGCTTGTGGTCACTAAACGCCTCAGACTCAAGGTGTTGATAAAAGTGACGGTCCAAGATGGAATTAGGGGTTTACGTATCTGGCGTTTGTAGGTATATATGCCCCCGCAAGTTTGCTCCTTGCAAGGTTGATACCTGTCTACCCCTCATCGGACCTCCCCCGATGAGGGGTTTTTTATTTCGGGTTAAGTAGTTTATCGGCGTAGAGGGACTCGACCTCATTAAGCCCCATGCCTTGGATATCGTACTTCGCTTCTGCCGCAGAGCTAGTCAGTGACCTGTACATATTGGCGTAGGAGATGCCGAAGTATGGGTTCCCAATCTTCTTGTTAAACTCCATGATATCCTCGACCGCCTCACGTGCTTTCTCTTGCCCGTCTGCGTCACCGTTCTGGATGCGGCGCACGGCTTGCTTATAGGCACCGAGCAACTCGGCCTTCTCATCTTGCAGACCTTTGGTACGGTTCAGCACGTCGCGGTTCTGCTGCTGCACCTTCGCAATCTGCGTCGGGTTAAAGCCTAACGCGGCACCGATAATCGAAGCGTTGCTGATATCTTCCGCAGCTAGTTTTATCTTCTCTGTCTGGGTGCGCACACCCTCTTCGCTAAGCCGGTAAGCTTTGATCGGCGCTTTGACCATTGCGGGTAAGCCGACTTCGAGACCCTTGAGCACGTCGCCCTTGGCGAACTCTTCACCCATAGATATAATGTTGAGCGACGCAGACGCACCGGGGATGTTCTCCACCAATGCGTTGTTGACCGTCTGCCCCCACGTGTCCGCATCTTTAGGCGCACGGAACCACATACCTGCGAGGTCTAGCGATACACGAGAGCCGAAGTTCCAGCCCGTTGCTTCCGACACGGCACCGTTGAGAATGATGTCGCTTAGTTTAATTGACTTACCAGCAGCGTCAGTAAGCATAGGCTGACCAAAGTGCTCAGGTAGCCACTCATAGCGGAACTGCATCTCGACACTGTCGGCAGTCAGCGGGTTCTTCTTCATCCGCTCTTTGCGATCTTCGTCGTCATCGGTTGCGTCTTGGAGCGCTTGAAGCGTCATCATGCCCAGCGTGTAGAGGGGCAGCCCGACCACACCGCCCATCAAGAAGCCCATACCCAGAACGCCTGTCATTTCTTTCATAGCGGCAGTGCGCTCTTCACGTGGCGTGTTTTTACCGAACATAGCCCGCGTTGCCTGCACAAAGAAGCGCGTGGTGATAACAGAGTACTGCTTAAACAAGAACAAAGCCCGGGCAAGTTCACTGCCCTTCATCACGGGAGGCCGGTTGAGGTTGGTGTAGTTACCCAATGTGTAGTTCACGGTGTCCTTGGCAGCGATGACAGCTTTATTCTGCCGTTCCTCAGGAGATAGTCCCGCTTTGGCCAGCTTGTCATATTCAAGGTCATACGCAGCCATGAAAGCCACTTCGCGGGTTAGCTGCTCCGACGTATCAAACAGGTACGTCATAGCGTCGTAGACCTTTTCACGGACCTCCGAGGTAGTGATTTCCAGCCCTGTCTGCGCAGTGCGCTTGTCACCCATAAGAAATTCCGACAGCGGCATAATCAGGCCATACTCATCCGTCGCACGGGTCAGTGCGTCACGGTGCCGCTTGCTGTTCTTTACGATGTTCGACTCCATAAGGGTCGCAACACGGAAGGTTTTACGTTCGCCTTTAGACTTGCTCTCAAACTTAGGAAGGTTTTTGAACACGTTCATGTACCGACCCATGGCACGGGTCGTGCTAGCCATCCCGTATTTACCCCAAAGGTTAGGTGCTACGCGCATAGGCAGAGCGGTAACCTGTACGAGTGCAGT